TTTTCTAACTTTTTACAGAGCTTTATGGCAGACTGATAGTTACGGCAGGTCTTCAATATGTTCCCGCCGTGTATAACTACGAATTTTTTGCCATTACTAGGCACCGCAGCGACCATTCCATCCTTGCTGACATAACCAGACCAAGGATCCGTCGCTTCGAGGATTCTTGTGTTTGTATGATAAAAAGATTGATAATTAAATGTCAATTAGCAGTTGAAGTCACGGTAGTCATAACTCTCTCGATCCTATGAGTAGGATTTGCAGATTGATAGAGAGATTCTGCATCGTCTACACTTTCAGCAATAATATCTGCTGTTAATGTAGGTCCTGTACCGTTAACACGGTAGTATACAGTATGATTGAACTTTGCCATTAGTTTGCGAATGAGTGTGCAGGGAGACCATCAACAAAGATGAGATCAATAACTTTCTGGAGACGATTGCGGGTCGCCAGTGATGCTTTGCCTGATAGAGGCACAGTCACAACGCCATGAGATTTACGATAAGAAGAGAGATCGCCAGGCGTAATCTCTCCGTTTGCAATAGCTTGTGCATCATCTTTATGTAGGCGAATGACACGACCAATAGTCTGTGCCATCTCAATGATGGGAAGATTACGCAGCAAGATAGTGTGAGTCAAACCAGGCACATTGATGCCCTCAGAGAGAATAGAATAGTGGAAGATGATGAACTTTTTGTTGTCATCCTTGCCCCACTCTGTCAGAGTCTTGAAGAACTCTTGACGACCGACTTTCTGGCGATTGATATATGCACCGTGCTTAGATGTGATGTGCATGATATCATAACCCTTGGCATTGAGCTCTGACAAAACATCAGTCTTAGACAACATGTTCCACAGAACACGAGTATTAGGAGCAGCAACGAGCACCTTAGCAGACTGTTCCTCAGACAAATCATCAACAACATCGATAAGCAGATCACGATCTACCTCATGTGCATTGTCTTTAGTGCGAACAAGTTCGGACTCGTGAACAACAAGCTGAGGAGGAATGATGCTGCCGTTGTTGATAAGTTCTGGAGCAGGAACGCTCTCAAGAGTATCACCAAACACAATCTTATTGTTCATGCCACGAGCATGTGGATTGCGGGAATACTTGGGAGTTGCAGTGAAGAAATAAGAAGAGTTTGCTGCCATAGATGTAGCAGCAACACCGACAAAGTGTGCTTTCTGTGTTGCATTGTGTGCCTCATCACAATACATGACATCAACATCGATGCCACTGTCAACAATACGACCGAGACTGTGATAAGTTGTGAAGATCAACTGATGAAAGTTGCCACGGCAAGCAGCATCGTGAGCAGCAATCTGCTCAGGTTTGGTAGTACGAAAACCATCAACTTCACCACTGTGAACATGCATGACAGCACAACTCACATGACCGTTGAGATAGCTGAAGAACTCCTCAAACAGTTGATTAGCGAGAAGAATACGAGGAGCGACAACAACAACTGTCTGAACATCGTCAGATTCAAGGAATCGACGCTTGCAATCTTCCATCATGATGACAGTCTTGCCGCCGCCAGTAGGAACATAGACACAACCTTTGTTGTTGTTTTTGATTGCGTCAAGTGCTCGCTGTTGATGTGGACGAAGTTGCATGATGTTCTGTCGATTATGCAATAATTATAGCAGGTCCATATCCTTGCGGATGTGTCCGTGTGACGCTTTGTTCACTGTCTTCCACCATGGGTGTTCCCACTCTTTATTCATATTATTTTCTACCCATCTTTTGAGTGAATAATATCTTTCTCTCCAGATATCTGCCTCAGACTTTTCCTTATTTACCTTTGAAGTTGTACTTGATGACATACTGTTCGTGCTCTGATCCATTCGAGTGAACTATTCTAACATGTTCGATAGTATAATGCGGATCTAATCGTTGACCCAGAGTATGTAGCTGCCACATGATTTCGCTTTGGTTTCTGGTATCGTCTTCATTCATTTGAGCGCCATTCCTTACGCATACTCTGATATGTATCATCGTATGCTGCTTTGTCTCTAACTACCTTGAAAACCTTTGCAGCTTTTGCCTTCTCATTATCTCTCCAGTCTACTTCTTGTGGGCGGACTTTACCATTTTGATCGTATTTACGCCCGTCTGAATGATTAGCATACCTTCGGGCTCTAGTAAAGCCCATTTCAAGGAATTTCCTCGCCATGTCCATACCAATGAAATCCCGTTGTACTCGAAATTCAACGAACATGGAGTATATTTTAGCAGCAGATTTGCGAGCAGTATCTTCATCTACAAACCTCCAATGAGCGCATATGTTGTTAGTGTAAGGGCGTACCAATAACACTCCTTGTTCTCCCCTTCCAATACGATAAAGTTTGCGAGTTTCTGCATCTGTAAAGTCAAGGTTTTTGTAATCGAGATCATAATCAAATTCTTTCATTATTTACCTGACATCAGATCATAAAGTTCTTGTGCTTTAAGATATTCTCTCAGATGATAGTCTGACATATTTTTGACACATTCTAACATCTCATCATATGCAAATTGTGCTGTGACCTCATCATCACAAAGATAATCATCTATAGCATCTTGCATACGATCTTTACGCTGCTGACTGTAAGTTGTATCAGGTCCAAGATAAGGTCTAGTCATTGAAATGCACTCATAATACAAAGCGGGTGGGAAACCATCCCGTACTACACAACATTGTAGTATCTGCCTGGTTGTCTTGTCTCTCACCTGGTGTCACTTCTTTAACTGGTAGGTGACCCATACCCATCTTTTGAGCAAGAGCTTTTACACTAAATGATTGACCAGTCCCAACTGATACAGGTCCTCTAATCGTACTAACAGCAAGATAACGAATGGCACGACATACATCTTCAACATGAATCCAATCTCTGGTGTGGTTTGTTACATAGGTAGCAGTCTTATCTTCCAACATTCTATACATCATATCTTCACGACTGTTCTCACCATATACTGTCGTCAATCTCATGCCGATAGAGTTAGGTGGTGCCATGACTTCATTGATCCATTTAGTCATTGCATATGGATTCTCCCAATATTCACCATCTACAGCACTAGATGATGCATAGATCAACAATGTGTCAGTGTCTCTACACCAATTGAACAACTTCCGCGCCTTCTCTACATTATTCTCGTAGAACTTATGGGGGTTATCTAAGCTTTCACGAATATTCGCGAACGCTGCCAGGTGGATGACCAAATCATAGTCTCCACCATTAAAATCAGCAATATCATCAGGAAAGTCAATTCCATCGACATTTACGGGACCAAATACTTCTTGCCAGTCAGCATATACATGCCTACCGATGAAACCTTTGTGTCCTGTGACTAATACTCTCATTCCTTCTCCTCTTTTGATCCAAAATACTTAGATGGTACAACAGGATTGCGACTCTTATTCTTGATCACAATAAATGCATCTTTATTGTACTTACGAGTGCCTTTTAGTGGTGCCCATTTAGTGCCAGCTCCATTAATCCCATAGACTGATGTACCACCAATCTCTAGAGCAATGTCATCATTTTCAATGTCCCACCCTAGTTCTTTCATAGCAGCGTGGAAGTCGTAGTAAGTAATCATTAACCGAAACCTTTTTGTGAACGAGCTTTGTGTGGTGGATTGTCTGTCTTATCTAGCACTTCAATACGATCAAGAAATGGTGCTTTATTCCACCAAATCTCGTGTGCTTGTGCCCAGTTTTCAACTACAACTGCATCACCATTCTTGGCGATGATCTTGTAATTATGACGATCATAGAGACCATCACTAGTTTGTGTGAAAGTCTTTGTCATTTTGCGATGCTCAACAGGATCAAATCCTCTGCCCTCAACAACTGCACTCCATGGTGCATAGAGTGGACCATCATAGTTATTAGAATTTGGCATTGACACTAACTACCGTAGCGTTAGGGTTACGAGCTAGAGCAACCTTTCTTGCCTCTTGATAGTCGCGGGCATGTACTTCTTCTTTGAAGACTGTGCCTGCAACATATAGGGTGACTTCGTGTTTCATGATTAATTACTGATAGATGTGGAACATCATGCCGTGATAACCTGAATTGTACTTCTTACCAGATCCTTTCATCTGGAGATGAAACAATTTGAAACCATCAGCAGTGCGAAACTCTAGAGTAGTGCGATTAAGTTTCCACTCTCCGCCCTCACATTGCTTAGCTAGATCATCGATGTTGATGATCTTCATGTCATCTGTTTTTTTGTTACGCCATACCATCTTGCTGACAGGCATACCATTATCAAGACCACGACGCACGATGACATCAAAAATACGCATCTTATTGGCGTTCATGAAGTCCAGGAAGGCGTCCTTAACTGGTTGTGGGATGTTGTTAGCGTAGACACGATTCTGACGCTCCTCAGCGTCACACAGAGGGAGATCTTTGTGGCGCAGTTTGACGGTTGACATGCCAAAATTGTTAGGCACACCGAAGAACAAACGAATGAAAAGAGCTGGAAGAGTATCCTCCAGATCAAAATACTGAATAAATTTGCGAGAAGAAAGCAATGCAACCTGTGTGTGGTTCTTGCTTACATTCTTGACAGAATATGCTGTAGTTGACTCATTATCATAGATATCAACTTTAGTGTGTGGACGACCGTCAGTGACATGATCACCACCAAACATCTCGTTCATGGTGTCAGTCAGATCACGCTCATAGTCATGACCTTGTGCCTTTGCTAGTCGTCCTGCCTCTACTGCGTTCATGTTTGTTTGTTTGTTGCCCATATCATAGCAAATAAAAGGGGAGCGTGAAGCTCCCCCCGACCAGTTCTTAGATTGTCACAGTCCGACGATACGGTTAGGATCGTCGCCGTTATCTCCTTTGATTTGAGGATAGAATTGATCCTTATCAAAGGGCAATTGCCAATCATTGTTGAGCATGTAGAGAGACAATGACTTGCAGATCATACGAAACTCTTCCCACTTGTGGTCTTGAGTTTCACGCATTGCCTCAATATACTCCTCGTTATCACCTTTGTTGTCAAAGTGTTGTACCACCTTGAGAACCTTCTTCTGCTCATGGTATTGCTTCATCAGAGCATACACACGATCTTGGAAGTAGTGATAGGGGAAGGAATAGTCAACCTCAACATCATCGACACATTTGTTGTCGAGCCAGTCCTTGCACTCATTGTCACGCCAAGCAATAGTCTTGGTCGGAACATCACACCCCTTGATGACATTACGGACAACCTCGTTCTTTTCCTTGGTTGTCATGTTAGGAGCTGATTCAAACACGAAATCGCGAATGATTGCTTCCTCTTTCTGCATATCACCAGAGGCAATCAGAGCAGCACAGGAAGTCTCCATGTCCTCTTGTGAGTGTGATTCTTGAGGCAAACCATCGTTCTCTTGTTGCAACCAAACCTCACGGTTGTATGCAGCAGAACGACCCATAGTTTCAACGAAATCAACCTCATCAAACCATGCACCGTCAGTATATCCGTTCAGGAAATCTGACTTCTTACGGGTAATGCCATTCTCACCTTTCCAGTAGAAAGTTTTGCCAGAAATGTCAGTGATGACACATGGTGAGATAGCAGGTAGTGGGCAAGTTACATCGATACCCTGTGCCCGAGAGTTAGCAAGAGCCCTGATGTTCTTCTTACTAGATCCCCGCTTACGGGCTGGGTTCTCTTCAGTTTCGCCCCAGTAAATATCTTCGTAGCTGTGGTAGTTACGACCGAGGTGCTTAACACCTTCTCCACCCCTAAATTCATAAGAGAAGAAATCCGCACTAATGTTACGGAGTTCATTGTAAGGAACACGCCCAGATTGCGTGTCTTCAAAAAACATAGTCATAAAGTAAATCAGCGCCCATTGCGCCTCATTTGTTTACCTCAATATTATACACACAACATGGGGGATGTGTCAACTGTGTTACGATTCTGTCACATCTCAATTGGGTCTAGGTTAATCTCACCAAATGGTTCAGGTGGCAGGACAGGATCACACATAACAGGGAACTTATCAGCATATGGTGCTCCCAATCCCTTAATAGCTTCGATAAAGATCTGATAGTTACTACCAACAGTTCTATACATCTCATCAGAACCTTTGTCAGTCATTCTCATCTTAAGATGACGAGGATTCTCTGCCTGGCGTCTAAAGTAATCCAGTCTAATATTCTCATGCACAGGGATATAATCTTGTTCAAATCCATCATTATATACTTCTCTTCTATCAGGGAGATGCATATCTCTATTCTCTAAGAATCTACATGAGTCTGCTCTAGTTTTCTCCCAGAAATCAGACTTGTACTGAGTTCCAAACTGACAATAGAAAGCAAGAGTTGTTGCATAATCAATCTTATTATCTTCCCATCTCTCCTCCACATCCATGCGCTGGAAGTTTGTGCACTGTCTATCAGGATCCTCATACAAATACATT